CATTTTCGGCCAGCTCTGCATAGTATATACATAAACCACCCCTTTAAAAAATGGAAAACTCAAGGGATTTTTCATGCATCTCTTATATATAACAAAGAAGGAGCATGAAATATTCTATTCTTAGGAAGCAGGCATAGCTTCGCCAAGCAGCAAAGCTCTGAAACTAGACACAAGAAGTGTCGGACTAGGTATTATCGATCAGTTTATCCATAACTCCAGGCATTATTTTATACTTTCCTTCATGCTAATTCAGGGAAAGTAACCTATAGACCAAGCAGAAAGCCCATATTCCTATGACCTTTTGTTCTGAGTTGGTCTGCTTTTGCTTTTTTTGTCAGCTAGAAGCTACTCTACCTTGAATTACACCTGTCATTTAAAGGTTGGCAAGGAGACTATGTGTTATAATGATACCATAGTATTTTATTATACTTGCTATTGTCAATGTTTAATGCTTTTTTTTTGTAATGACAGATAAGGATGAGTTAATGATCAACATAAATGATGCAATAAACAATGTATCAGAGCAAAAAAGGATAGGTAAGGTCAAGAGTTTGTCTGTTTATAACCCTGAGAAGGTAGCAAAAATCCTATATTTGCATAGTATTGGTGTAAGTCAGACCCAAATGATAAGGAAATATGGGTTATCTAGGCACACAATACTCACAGTTTTGGTAGATTATGCTGATCATTTTGGTAAATTAAAGGATTTAGCAGGTAGAATAAGTGCAAAAAACTATGTAAACATATCATCATTGGAAGAAGACCTTATAGAAAGTGTAAGAACAAGGATGGAAAGTGGTGAATTAGAGGTAGGATTTAGGGATTTAAAGGAGTTAAGTATAGCAAAAGCTAATGCATTTAGGGAATCAATGACAGCTAGAGGTGAGGCTAGTAACATAACAGAGGATAGACAAACTGTAACCCAAGAAGATTATGATGCTACAGTAAAGGCAGCACAGGCCAGACTTGAAGCTATCAAAAAAGCAGATATAATAGATGTATGAGTGATTACCCTGATGATATTAATGATAGCATTAAGGCAAATGTAAGTGAGCACTATACTAATTATGCAATAATTTTGCTTGAAGAAGATGGTGGCTTGCATGTAGATTATTCAAATCCCATTATTGGAAAGGCTTTAATAGTTGAAGCTTTGAAAATAATGATTAAGTTAGATAGAAACCCAATAATATATTTTGAACATGAACCAGAGGAGGAAGAAGATTTAGATGAGTAAAGAACAGTTAAAAGATTTAAAAGAAGATGATATCAAGGAATGTGCCAGACAGGCACTTTTTTTTCTCAATGAACAAAGGGTTAGTAGAGAAAACCTTATTTACAAAAATGCAGCAAAACAGTTTGTAGAAAATATAGTAAGATTAATAAAAGATGCCGGAACTAGCATTCAGTCCTCACCCACTACTAAGTCCACCAAGTGATGAAGAGATTATTCTCTTAGCTGAGAATGACCCTAAGTTATTACTCAAGTTGCATGAAGCACATGAGGGCCGGATAAAAGCAGCAGAGATAGACCCACTTAGATATGGGTTTGATTTGGATGGTTGGCAAAGGATGAGAGACAGTTTGTGTGAGCACAATGAGTGCCTTGTTCTTGGTGGCAATAGATCAGGTAAAACTACAGGTTGTGCCAAGATGGTGATGGAGGCAGCAATGGAAAACAAGAATGGTCACATTGTATGTTTTTCGCAAAATGCAGACACATCAGTCAAGGTGCAGCAAGCAGCAATTTGGGAAATGATGCCCAAGGAGTTTAGGAGAAAGACCAAGAGTATGGAGGGTTACATAAACTTCTCTATGCAGAATGGTTTTACAGGTAGTAGTTTTATTTTTCCTGACACAAAAACTAGAGTAGATTTTAAGACCTATACACAGTTTAGTAACAACCAGACAATTTTGGAAGGTTTTGAGTTTGGGTTTAAAAACCCAACTGGCCTTAATGTAGGTGCATGGTTAGATGAATATCTTGGAGATGCCACCTTGGTTAACACCCTAAGATTTAGGTTAGCAACCAGGAACTCTAAAATGGTTATAGGTTTTACTCCTATTGATGGTTATACTCCCTTTGTTGCAGAGTTTTTAAAAGGTGCAGAAACACTAGAGACCAAGCCAGCTGTATTGTTAAACAACACTCCTTTGCCAATAAAGCAATATAGCCCTAACAGAGATGCTAATGTAGTGTATCTACACTCAGATGAAAACCCCTTTGGGGGCTATGATCGTATTGCCAAAGACCTCAAGGGTAGACCAGAGGAAGAGATAATGGTTAGAGCATATGGCATACCTGTTAGATCAATGACTTCATTGTTCCCATTGTTTAATACAGAGGTAAATGTATTATCAGACACACCCAACAAATATGAGATGACATTCCCTAAGTTTGAGTGGCCAGATGATTGGACATGGTATCAAGTAGTTGACCCTGCTGGAGCTAGAAACTTTACAGCTATATGGGCTGCAGTAAATCAAGATGGTGAAATATATATTAGAAAAGAATTTCCGGATAGAAATAGTTATGGAGAGTGGGCTATCTTTGCAGAACCAAAATGGAAGTATGGGCCAGCATCTAAAAAGATAGGACTAGATGTAGCAGGGTATGCAGAATTTTTTAGAGATATAGAGTCTGATCTAGGCATAGAGGTCTTTGAAAGGATAGGTGACTCAAGATATTTTGCTAAAGAAAATGAGAACAATGATGACTTATTCACATCATTTGATGATCATGGTATGACATTTGTGCCCTCAGATGGTAAGATGCAAGACATAGGTATAGCTGCAATAGACAGGTATTTACAGTATAATCCTAATTATAGTATTGACAAGGCAAATAAACCCATGTTATACATACATGAAGAATGTGGAAACCTCATAGACAGTCTAATAAATTATAATGGTGTTGGTAAATCAGATGAAGCACTTAAGGACTTTTTTGATGTCATCAGGTATCTGTGTATGGCTAATGCAGGTAATGGGCCAGACCATATCGACAAAAGATTACTTAATCTTAAGACAGACAGAAAGGGTGGATACTAATGCCTAAGAAAAGATTATCTGTAATAGCCAAGGATATGAACCTAGAATTTAACCAGGCATACAATATAGTTGTGACCTTGTTAGAAGAAACAATGGTTTCTGGATCTGGCAAAAACACATGGATTGACGATAGGGGTCAATTAATTTTAGCAGAACATGAGGTAGTCCCAGAAATTACTTCTAAAGTTTTTGATGCAAGAGCAATAAAAAGATGTAACAATCTTAGGTATTGGTATGTGTATATACCCAATGTAGGTAAAGTTCCTGCATTAGTACCTAAGACTTTAAGAGATGGTATGAATGAAAGAAAAAATGTCAAAGTTGAACTAATAGAAGATGACACAGGAAAATCATACAGAATCTACAAAGCAAGATTGTACGACCAATAAAAATTGGTTAGAAGAACATGAGGATAGGTTCATTGCATGGGAACTTTTTGTTAGGTATTGCAAGGGGCTATCAAGAACACCTATGAAGCAAAGTATATTGTGTGATAAAATAGGTCTGAGCAAAAGATATATCTATAGTATATTAATAAGTATAAAAAACAAATATGGAAAATCCTGATATAGATGATGCCTTAACCTATTACTCTAATGAACCAGATGTAAGGGCATTAAGGCATGCATATACACAAACCATAACTGAATTAGAAGGTTACTTTGACCTGTGCAGAAACAGTTATGATGACCGGAGAAATTGGTGGGCTGGAAAATCTAGGGATCACAGGAAGCATGGAGCAGATGCATTCCCTTGGGAGGGTGCTGCTGATATGGAGTCACATGTTATTGATGAAAGAATTACTAGAATGGTTTCTATCTTTATGGCTGCACTCAAAAGATCTAATGTTTCAGCATTTGCAGTAGAACCAAATGATGTAGCTAAAGCAGCAACAGTAACTAATTTCTTAAAATGGATGATTTCTTCTGGCTATATTGCTAGGTTTGACAAAGAAATGGAACTAGGTGCTAACTATTTACTAGAAAGAGGCATCATGATTTCTTATGTTGGATGGCATAGGGAAGATAGAAAAGTTTTACAAAGACTTAGCCTTGATGAAATCAAACTTATTTCACCTGATTTAGGTAATTCAATAGAAAGTGGTGAAGCAGATGGAGCAGTTGCAGAAATATTGCAAATGGCACTTGAGGGTACTTCAGAAGAAAGGGCTATAAAGGCAGTACAAGAACTAAGGGAAACAGGGTTTGCTGAATTACCATTGGTACAAAGACAAATCAATGCACCTGAAGTATTAACACTAGCACCTGATGGTGACTTTTTCTTTCCTCCATATGTTACTGATCCACAAAGAGCACCATATTGTTTTTGGAGAACTTACTATACAGCCCAAGAGCTAGAGAATAAAGTTATTACAGATGGATGGGATCCAGACTTTGTTGAAATGGTTATAGATAAATACAAAGGTGTTACTTATGACTTACAAGAAGATGAACCATATAACAATAGGAGTGCAGGATTAACTGATAATAGTTACACTACTTCTGATTTAATTGAAATTGTTTATGGATACCAAAGACTTATAGACAAAACAGATAATGCTGAAGGGATTTACTGCACAGTTTTCCATAGGCAATATACAGGTGGTGATACTGTAAAACCATATGCTAAGTTTGAATTACTTAATGGATTTGAAGATTATCCTGTGGTAGTTACTAAACTATCTGAAGATAGTAAAAGGCTTTATGACACTACAACTGTTCCTGACTTATTAAGGGGAATACAAAATCAAGTAAAAGTAGAAAGAGATTCCAGAATAGACAGGAACAGTTTAGCTACTTTACCTCCAATCATGCACCCTGTTGGCAATAGTCCTAAGAACTGGAAGCCTGGGGGATTAATCCCATACCGGAGGAAAGGTGAGTTTGAATTTGGGCCAGCTCCAGCATATAACCAGGGGTCTATTGAAATGGAAGCTACACAGCTAGGTCAAGCAGATAGATTAATGGGACTAGATGAAGGCTCTGATATTTCATTAATAAGACAACAATTCTTAGTTAATAAATACTTACACCATATAGCCAATGTAGTGAAGATGTGTTATAAATGCTACCAAAGATTTGGGCCAGCATCTATATTCTTTAGGGTCACTGGTAACTCTAATCCACAGACACTTGAAAAGGGTGTTGGGTTTGAAGATTATGATGTAACAATTAACTATGATATATTAAACAACAATCAAGATATACAAAAGGCTAAGTTAGAGCAACTTGTATCATTAACACAATTAGATAGAAATGGGTTAATTGATATGGATAAACTACTTGCTGCTATAGCATCTTCTATAGACCCTGTATTATCTGATTCAATACTACAACCACTAGATGAAGCTAATCAAAATTTACTTAAAGAAATCACTGATGACCTTGCGAAAATTTATGCAGGGATTGAAATGCCTGCTAGACCAAATGCTACAGATGCTGCATTGCAAATCATACAAGGATATTTGCAGCAACAAGATGTGCAAGCCAGGTTGCAAAGCGATCCGGCTTTTGCAGAAAGGATACAAAAGTATACTAATCAGTATGAATTCAATCAACAACAACAAATAAATGCAACACAGTTTGGGCAGTTTGGAACAAAAGCTGCTGAGATGGGTGGAGTACAAACACAAAATATATAAAAATCATGGATAACCAATCAGGAGCACAATTCGCACAATCAAGGGCACAAGAGGCACCAGCAGAACAATCACCAGAGGCAGCAGGAAATGATGAGCTAAAATCAATGGTTCGTCAAATTGTCATGGAAGTTCTACAAGAAATGCAATCTGGTGCACAGGTCTAATGGATTTAGATCAAGCACTCAAACAGTTAGTACATAACCCAGCATATGGGAATGTTGTTGCACAAATACATGCTTATAGAGAAAATTCTATAAAGGCACTTGCTGGTGCATCTACTGAAACAGTACAACAAATTAGTGGAGAGTTATTAGCATATGACTCTATACTTGATTTGATGCACTGGGACTTAATTAATAAAATACATTTTACAAAAATTAATTAATGTTATAATAATTTTATCGCAATATCGTCTTGGCGAAAAGAAGATGGACAAAAAATTATGCAATCAGAAATCATTGAGGGGAACGAATCACCTAAACAAGAAGATTCGGAAAACATAAATTGGGAACAATTTATTGAACAAAGAGGGGGAGAAGAAACTTCACAAGAAATAGATTCTTCCTCTAAAGATGAGGCAGTAGACAATACCAAAGCAGAAGCTGGAAATCAGACTACCAGTGAAAGTGATGGAAATAATACTACCGACCTTGTTCTTTCAAAGTTAGATTTAGATAGTTTATCTAAAGATCAAATTGGTGAGTTAGCAAAAAAACTCAATAGCAGAACCTTATCTAGGTTTGGAGAGCTGACAGCAAAAAGAAAAGCTGCAGAAGAAGAACTAGCAAAGATAAAGAACAACTCAACAGAAGCAGATGTACCAAAGGTTAAGAATAACCCATTAGCTGGTAAATCAAGTGAAGAGCTGAGTAATGCTAAGGAGCAAGCTGAAGAACTAATTGAATGGGCAGACAATGTATTATATGAACATGAGGATTCAAGTTCTAGTGATGTAATAGCAGAAGTAGAAGGTAAAGAATTTACCAAAGCAGAAGTTAAAAAATCATTAAGACATCACCAAAATGTAATAAAAAAATACATACCAGCTAGAGTAGCAGATATACAAAAGGAGGGTCAAAACCAAGAAATGGCACAAGCATTTGGCAGACAAGCTGTCAAAGAATTAGCCTGGTTGAAGGATGAAAAAAATCCTATTACTCAAAAGTTTAAAGCTATGGCAGGTGACCCAAGGGTAAAGGATATGCAAAAAGAAGTGTCTCCAGAAATGCAGGCACAATTACCATACTTACTAGCACATGCTGCAAATAGCATATATGGCCGGAAGTTGGTAAATACAGCAAGACCTATCATACCTAAGAAGATAAACAAACAACCTACTATAACACCTAATAAAACAGGCAAAACTGTAGTAGCTAAATCTGATAAGCCACAGAATAGAGCATCTAAAGTTATAGGTAATGCAATGAACAAATTTGCATCAACTGGTAGCAAAAATGATTTCATCAGTCTAAGAACTCAACAATTAACAAAAAATTAAAAACAAGGAGATTATAAATTATGTCATTTTCAAATACATTTGACACCACAAATCCAGGATCTGCTGTTTCTAATAGAGAGGACTTGACAAGTACATTGACAATTCTTGCTCCAGAAGAAACACCTATCCTTTCCTCTGCTTCTAAAAAAGCTGCTAATGCAACTTTTGTGGAGTGGACAGTCGACAAGTTAGCCGACCCAATTACACCATCTACAGCCAACTCAGGTATTGCTGAAGGTGCAGACATTTCTCAGTTTACTGATAAGTTTGCAGCAAGAGCAAGAATGGGTAACTATGTACAGAAGTTCCGCAGAGACTATATGGTTTCTGACCTTCAAGATGCAGTAGAATCAGTTGGGCCAGCTAAAATAGCAGAAGCAGAAGCTAAAGCTCTTAGAGAAATCAAAAGAGATATTGAAAAAGTTCTTGCTTCAACACAAGCCAGACAACAAGAAGATGGTACAGGTAACTCACCATATCGTACAGCAGGACTAGGTGCTTATTTAGCAGCAGCTCCAGCTAATGATTTTGTACCCTCTGGTTACTCAACACCAACAGCTAGTCGTTACACAGTAGCTCAAGCTAATGCTAATGCATTATCTGAGTCTAGCTTCAATGATCTTATTACAAGCATCTATGAAGTAACTGGTGAAACTAACAACCTAACACTTATTGCTGATACACAGCTAAGACGAATCATCTCTGACTTTGCAAGATTGCAAGGTGGTGATGGCACATCTATCCGTAATGTGAATTACCAAGGTGGAGCTGCAGACATTAAATTATCTGTAGAACTATACCAATCAGACCATGGAACTATTTCTGTGATCAATGGTAATCCAGTATGTATGCCTAACTATGGTGCTACTGGAAACAAAGGATCAGGTTATTTTGTCAACCCTGAGTATTATGGTATTCATGAGTTAATCCCAATGGGAACAACTAGACTACCAAATCAAGGTGGTGGTGAAAGAGGTTTTGTAGATTGTGCACTTACATTAGGTGTATACCATCCTCAAGCTCATGGTGTTATCGAACAATCTAAAGACTTAGCTTAAGGAGAAAAATATTATGCCAAAATTAACAGTACAAGAAGCAGCCATGACTGGCTTTACAGATGTCATTAGTTTTAAATTTGGAGATGACTTCAAAGCTAATACTAGTGCAGCAGCAATAACAAAGACATACTCTGTGCCAGCAGGTACACTCATTGAGAATGCAGCTTATCACCTAGTTACACCTTTTACAGGTGGATCTATCTCCAATGTTACATTAGACATTGGTATTGGTGGTCAAGGATCAGCAACTATTGATGATTTTATTGAAGCAGGAGACATCTTTGATGGTGCAACTTACTTAAAAAACAATGGATCTAAGCTTATAGGTGGGTCTGGAGCAAGGGGTCATCAGTTTGATACAGATGATACCATTGACATTGAGTTCACACCAGTAGGTGATGGTCTAGCAAATGCAACAGCAGGTGAAATTGTTATTAAGTTTACATTACTTAATATGAATAAATCTGATGGAGTAAACTAATCTAATTTGGGTTGGGGGGCAAATAGCCCCCTGCCCTTTTTATTATGGAAGAAAATTATTCACAAGACGAAACAGATGCAGCTTTTGTTGATCTAGTAAAAGGAGAACTAGACAAAGAAAAGAGGCAAGAAAAGTATAGAGTAGGACAAGCAGAAAAGGAAGCCAAGGATCTTGCTGGGGTAGATCATCCTATATTTGGTAAATGTGTAGCTTCAATACCTGCTAGAGATTACTTTAGACTTATAAACAAATATGGAACAGAAGAGGTACATAGCCCTAAGTTCCTTAAATACTTTCAAAAAAACTTTGGTAACTTAACACCCAATAAATATAAATGAAATCCTTTACTGATGCATTTGATTATATAAAAGCTTTAGCAGGTGTAAATAATTTTACAGCTCAAGAAAAAGCTAACATTAAGATACTCTTAAATAGGAGACTTAAGGTTGCATATAATGCACATGAGGCATGGAAAGAATATACAGTAGCAGGTGAAGAAAGGTTTTTTGCTCCCAAGACATTAACTATAGAAGATAAAGGTGCAACTGTAACCACATTATATTGGGCCGGCATGACAAATGGATTTCCAGTTTATGTTAATCCTGACCCTGATGTACAAGGTGGTATAAATGTTTATCAATCTTTGTATAAAACTATTAGCACATCAACAGATAGTGGTGGTGATTTTGTTATAACCCCTGGGGAGTGGAGATATGTTAAACAAACAAGAGTAACACTTACTTCATTAAATTTTTTAGAGCCATGGACAGCACAAGTAGGAACACCTGCTGATGAAAATTTTTACTATGCTCAAACTGTTAATTTATATGGAAATATACAAGCTAATCCTGGATTTTCAGAACCTGACTTTAGTAAAGAAACAGTTTATCCTCACTTAGAAACTAACACTTGGCAGACAAGGGCAGAAGGTTCAGGTGTTAATACATTTAAAGTTATTGCATCAGATATGGTTGTTGTTCCCTATACAGAACAATTAAGTTCTAATAATCCATATCAAAAACATGAGGTAAGTACATTCCAAAGAGTTTTTAAAGAATACCCTTACCAAAGAAAGTCATCAATTGAGTATGATTTCCATGTAAATAGTGGTGGAGCATTGCCAATTAATTTAATTGAATCACCTAATTCTGTTTATGTAACATACAAAAAAACATATACAGATCAAACTTTTGCTGAAGCAAGTGAGGATGTTAAGGTTATTGATAATACTTTTTTCCAATATGCTTGTTATGGGACATATGCTGATTTCTTAAGATTTGATGGGCAACTATCAAAAGCCTTAATAGAAGAAGAAATAGCACAAGGATTCCTTGATACTGAAATGGAAAAAGTTGATATAATGAATAATAGTAATTTAAATTTTAGGGTACAAACACACCTTAGTCACCAATCAAGATAAATATGAATACATATGTAGTAAACAGATATAATAAACCTACACCAGGAGCAGTTGCACAAAGTATGCAAATGACAACCTCAGATAATGCTGTAAAGACATTTGGTGCTTACAAAGAAAACACCAAAGTTATATTTTTAAGTGTATCAGGAGCTGCTGTTGGAATGACAATAGATGGTACAGCCCCAGGAGATACATCTTCTCATAGATTATTTTCAGGAAATAATTATTACTTTGCTAAGAATCTTATGCAAAATGCTAAGTTTAAAAGAATTTCTACAGGTACAGCTACAGTAAATCTGTATGCATCTGAGATGACCAATTAATGTCATGCCAAATGAATTTGAGGTAACTGTAGAAGAAAACCTTGTTCCTACTCCTAGACCAGGCAGGGCAAATAATGGTAGGCATTTTAGGCAATGGTTTAAAGGTAGTGGAACACCTGGTCAATCGATAAAAAAATTTTTTGATATATCTGATAGAACCAAAGTTTGTTTTTTACAAATAAAATCAAGGGAAAATAATACAGGAAAACAAAAACTTTTAATGACAATAGATGGTACTACACCAAATGTAGATGCTCCAGAAATAAGAACAGGTCATGAGTTATCAGAAAGAACAATATATAAATTCAATGCAGATCTAGTAAGAGCAGCTAGATTTTCTAATATACCTACATCACAAACCAAAGACATAACTCTTGTTTGTACAGAAATGACAATTTGAAATGGATGGGTTAATAGACAGATTGGGAATATCATTTATGGGATTATTGGCATCTTGGGGATTGATGGATATTAGTTTATTTTTAGCAGGGATTGCATCAATAATGACAATCATACATACTGCTATTTCAATTTATAAAATTCTAAAATGAGGAAAGAACACAAAAGTAAAACAGGTGGACTTACACAAAAAGGAAGAGATCATTTTAAAAGAAAGACAGGGGCAAACCTTAAGCCTCCTGTTACAGAAAAAAACCCAAAGGGTAAACAAGCTAAAAGAAAAAAATCTTTTTGTGCTAGGATGAAAGGTAATCCTGGCCCTATGAAAGACAAAAAAGGTAAACCTACTAGAAAAGCTTTAGCCCTTAGAAAATGGAGATGTGGATAATGAGCCTATATAAAAACATTAATAAAAGAAAAAAAGCAGGAACTAGTCGTCCTAAATCTAAATCAACAATATCAGCTAAAGCATATAAAAATATGAAAGCTGGTTTTCCTAAGAAAAAAAAGAAATGACTAGTGAATTAACAGCACTAGCTATGGGTGGGTCAGCTGGGTTTATTTTTAAATTGATTTCATCAATGGTAGAAGCACAGACAAAAACCACACAGATGCTCCTGAAGAGGCAGCAAGTGGCAGATGATAGTGCAGATAGGGCAGCAGCAAGAGATGGTGGTGTGTGGACAAGGAGAGCTATTGTAGGGGTATGTTTGTTTGCAGTTGTTATAGCACCATTTATGTTAGCACATAGCCCAGAAGGTATTACAGTAGGAACTGAAAAGAATTTGTTTGGTATAATTAGTTGGACTAATTGGAAAACCTTAAGTGGTTTTGTAGTTTTGCCAGAAATTAGACAAACATTATTAGCCATAGTAGGATTCTACTTTGGATCATCACAAGTAAAATAAGGAGAAAAATATTATGCCATCAGGAAAAGGAACATACGGAAGTAAAAGAGGTAGACCACCAATGAAAAAAAGTGGAATGAAAACTAGAAAGAAAAAATAATGGCTACATCTAACAGGAAACCATTGGCAAGGAGAAGGGTAGTACCAGTAAAGAAAAAAACTACTACCCCAAAACCAGTTGCATCTACAGTATCCAACAGGAAACCATTGCCCAGAAGAAGAGTAGTACCTGTTAAGAAACCCACAGCACAAGCTACTCCTGGTGTATCTAATAGAGAGCCATTGCCAAGGAGAAGGGTAATACCTGTAAACAAACCTTTACAAGCTACCCCTGGTGTATCTAATAGAGAGCCATTACCTAGGAGAAGGGTAGTGCCAGTAAAGACACCAATGAACCCAACTATGGGGCAACCATTGAACCCAATAGGAAAGCCATTTGTAAACACAATGCCTGAAGCAGTTCAAGATAAAGCTATGCAATACATTACACCTGGTATTCAGAATGGAATGCAAGGTTATTTTTCAGATAGTAGGATGGATAATTTTGTTCCTCAAAACCCGGCTCCTAACTACAACTCTATGTTAAGGTCAGCTGAAAATGCAGCAAGGGACAATTACTTGAGATCACAAGAGTTACTAAATTCAAGACCTCCACAAACTAATATTATGTCACCTGACTTTCAAAGTATGTTACAAAAATTACTTAGTAGTTATCAAAATGAACTCAATTCAGGAAGAACTAATCCACTAAGTAGTAAACAGTTTAATAACATTTTTGGTGGATTAGGTAGATAGTGAATGCCAAGGTATCAACAGTATGGTGAGTTAGATGAACAACCTGTAGAACAACAGGACTTAGGTTTTATTGGCTATAACAATAGGACAAGAGAAGATTTATTACCTGAAACTTTTTTAACTACAAGTGTTAATGGTGAGATAGATCGCAATGGCAAGTGGCAAATTCGCAAAGGTTTACTAGAAGTATCTGAAGCATTAGCTACTTCTGCTTCTGCAATATTACTTAATACTGCTAGTGCAGAGTTACCTTTCACATTAGCAGATAATGCTGTAAATCTAATCTATGCATCTTGTGGTTTTTCTGACCCAAGGGTAAATGTCACAGAGGTAGTAGATTACTCAGATACAACTAATACAGATTACATAGTTGTTGTTACTAATTTAAAGGCAACAGTGATAGATGTAAGGTTAGCTACTAAACAAGATGTTTATTACCCTGCAAGTGTAAGTGTTAGTAAGAAAGGTGATGCCATGCAAGCTTTTGATAAAGTTATGGTTTTCCAAGATGGTGTAGTATCTCTAGAATGGGATGGTAATCTACAAGATGTAGTAGCAACTACCTTTGTAGTAGGCCAGAGCTATAGGATTGAAGCAACAGGAAACACAGACTTTACAGCTATAGGTGCTGCTGACTCTAACCCAGGGACTATATTTGTAGCTACAGGTGTTGGTACTGGTACAGGTACAGCAAAGACTACATTTATGGAAGTAGCTAAAGGTGCATATCCATCATTAACATTATATGATTCAAGCAACAATACTGTTGTTAGTAATGGTGTGGCAACAGTTACTGAAAGTACACATGGATTAAAGGTTGGAGATGTGGTTATTTGTTTAGATAAAGGATCAAGCAATTTATTAGATGATACTGGTTACATAATATCTTCTGTTGCAGATGTAAATACATTTACATTTTTTACAACATCAGATGATAGTACAGCAACTACTGTTAAATTCATGCAAAAACAAAGCCAAGGTATTGGGTATCTAAGAATGCCTTCTCCTGCATTTGGTGTAAATTTTCAAAGAAGATTGGCAGTACCTTTTAAATGGGATGTAACTTCCGGCACACCAGTTTTCCAAAATAGACATGATGAAATACTTATATCTAAGATTGATGATACAGATACCTATGATAGGTTTAATGGTGGGTTTAGGTTTGAAATAGGATCTGATGATTTTCTTGTAGGGTTACATCCTTATAGTGACCAACAATTAATAGCACTTATGAGAGATAGTGTGCATGTTATTACTGTGGAAAAAGATTTGGATACAGCAGTACAAAATGTAGTATCAACAGAAATAGGATGTGTAGCTAGAAGATCAATAGTACAAATAGGAAATCAAATAGTTTTTCTATCTGACAATGGTGTGTATGCATTAGACTTTCAAGACCTATATAACTTAAGGGGTAGGGATGTGCCTATGAGTGAGCCTATTACAGGTTCAATAAATAATTTAAATAAAGATTATTGGCACAATTCTTTTGCTGTATATTTTGATAATAGATATTTCCTAGCAGTACCATCATCTGATAGTATTACACAATCATCTGGGGGTGAAGATGGTAATAATGTAGCTAACAAAATTAATAGAATCTTAGTGTATAACTTATTAAACAAACAGTGGGAAACAGAATTGTTTGTAGATAGCACAAATTTCGAAATAGATAATATGATTGTTGCTGGTAATGGAAACTTTAAACAATTATACATAATAACTAAGCATGGTGCTATACAATACTTTGGTGGAGATGGTAATTTAGATGTGGCAGCCACATCATTAAACACTACAGAAACATTGCCTATACCAGGGATTGCAGAAACAAGAGGATACAACTTTGGCACTAATGAAATAAAGAAATTTAATAGATTTGAATTACAAGTTGAATCAGGAAATGAGAGTGTTGATTTTGATGTTACTGCAATAGTACAAGATATAGACTTTACAACAAAGTTAGGTAAGTTATCTGAATTTTCAGATGGTGATTTACAACCTAATGAAGATTTTTATGTAAGAGGTAGGATAGGAAACCCAAGGGGTTACACATGTAAGTTAAAGTTTGACAATTTTTCAGGTAGACCAATCATTAAGACATTGAGAATGTCTGCTAGTAACACATTAAAATCAACTGATACAATAGAATAATGGGCACATACTTAAATAGAGGAGTAAACTTTACAACTGGAGATCAAGTAACTGCAGCAAACCTACAAAATCTTGTAGACAATGCAACACTAGCTACAGGAGCTGGGGATGGACAGACAATAGAAATCACAGACAACACAATTACTGTTGCTAATGGTGGCATAACCCCTGTAAAATTATCTACAGGTGGGCCAGGATGGGATGCATCTAGTAACTTAACTGTAGGTGGTAATGCTACTATCACAGGGAATACATCTACTGCTAATATTACAGCTAGTGGAACAGCTAATGTAGGTGGGGATGCTACCTTTACTAGTGGTATGCAAGTTACAGGCTCACATGGTACTACAGATGGAATTTTAAATGTTGGGAATCCAAGTAGTAAAGCAAGTACAGTTAATATTGATGGTACTCTTCAAGTAACAGGTGCTTCTAGTTTGCAAGCTTTATCTTCCACAAATATTACTTGTGCAAATATTAATGCAACAGGTACAATCACAGGTACTTATGGTGGCAATGGTTCTATTTTTGCTGCTGCTTCTTTTCTTTTGGTGGGAGAAAGCTTACTTCCTAACTCTAATAAATTTAATGTAACTAGTGTAGCAAGGGATGCTTCAAGTGATAGTGGGGATGTTAAGGTGTATTTAGTTACACTAGCTAGTGCAGCACCTAATACAAGTTATATAGTGAATTACAGTAAATCATTTGGAGCAGCATCAATACAAGATAGTGATACATCAGACATTGCTACCATATCTGCTGGCATTTCTACAACTCAATTTAAGATAGGTATCCATAATAGAACAGATGCAACCACTGTTGGATTTTCAGTTATAGCCCCAACTAGTTAATTACTTATGAGTGATGAAAGCTATACATCATATCAACAAGCTGATTATGATAATTATTTAAATGATCTTGGTTTAGAACCAGGAGTTCATACTATAAATTCTATTGAGTATGATCCAGTAATGGATGTAACTAACTTTAGTTACACTACAATGGACTCTGGGGATTTTGATGCTGGGTTTTTAGATGATTTTAATATAGGTGTTATTGATGGTGACTCATTGAATTTAGGCACTGATCACATGAGTGGTGATTTTGATGATGATTATTCAAGTTTTGGTAGCATGCCTAATTTCATTCAAGATTTTAATGAAGGACAAACCTATTGGCAAAGTGAAAACCCTAATATCTCACAAGACATTCAAAGCAGGATTGATAATCAATTAAATGCTAATGCACAAACTGTTGTGTTTACAACACTAGGGGAATATGGTGGTGCATACATAGGTGGTAATTATTTTCCACCCAATGCTTATCCTGGATTAGGTGGATTAAAAGTAGGTGGAGGCAAGGTAGGTGGATTTATGCCACACATGCCACTAAGGCAAGATAGACCTCCAATGGTTAGTATGCCTTCACAAGAAGTTTTGGATAAGATACCAGATTATGTTAAACAAAATTATCTAAAAAATATTGCACAAAATAGGATAAAGGCTGAATTGGGTCAATATTACTTTGGTAATGCCACACCTGAAGAAGCTAATTATTTCATACAAATGTATATTAGAGAATATGCAGTAAATGAATTAGGTGTACCTTTACCAGATGCTATGGCAGCTTTAAGTTCTGCACTTGATGAAGGCTTTATTAAAAACTTACCATTTACATACAACAAGGATACAGATGGTGAGTATGAATTTACTAATGTTGCTGCAATAACTGAGCCTAGTGACTTACAATTCTTTAACACCTCTGATTCTGATATGAAGACAGCAGGTGAATTAAGGGAAGTAGGTATAGCTATGGGTGGAGATGTTTACTCTGAGATACCATCTAACAATGTTCCTGATAAATTTAATGTAGCAGTTGGGGCAAGAATATATAGAACAAGTAACCCTGATGAATTTGGTAATTACAATTATTATGTAGATAAAATAGAAAATGATACAAGGTTATCTAAATTAGAAAAAAAAGAATTAAATGAATCCAATGATGTAATAGTAAATACTCCTACATTTATTAGTGAAGGTGAAAGGCAAGCAGCTAGGAGATCAAAAACAGATAGCCTTTTGTTAAATCAAAATCAAAAAGATTCTTTTACAAACAATGTTTTACAGGCCGGAGCAGCTTTATTAGGAGATCCTATAGGGGAGTTAGGAAAAAAAGATTTAGAAAAAGCAATATGGAATACTGCCACATCTTTAGCAAACCCTGCATTAGGCATATTAAATATTTTATCTTTTGTTCAAGAAGGATCGGAAAAAGTAATTCAAAAACTTACTGGTAATGATTCATTTAATATAGGGCCAGACATTCCTAATGCCCAAGATGTTATTGCTATGGCATCTAATGCTTTAGGTATAGATGTATTAGGTAATCCTTATAGTGAAGCTAGGGAAAGAAGGCAGCAACAATCAGTAAGAAACAATTATAAGAATTTCTTTGATGAAGGTTTAATAGACTCAGACACATATGCTAACTTAGAAAGAAATTATCAAAGTTTTTTATTGGGTGATTCTCTAGGCAACAACATGGATGACATTGAGGGTATTATATATGCAACAAATGATGTAAGCAAATTGCTAAATTATGAGATAGAAGCATATACACCATTCCAAAGAAGCCAAAAATACCTAGAGACAATTGAACAAGGTTACATAGATGGCACTGTTAGTGATTTCCATTTGCTAGATGCATACACAAAGCATCAAAAGTTTATTAAATCAATGGGTAATGATGGCAATGGTGTTACAGTAGAGGATGCTAACTTTTTTACAGGCAAAAATAATATAGTATATTCTGAGTTACCTATAAGTTATAATATAGATTTTGAAATAGATTATGAATTTCAATTACCACAAGGTAAAACACCAGAAGAACAAGCATTATTTTTAGAACAGAAACAAAGTGTAGATAGCATTACTTATAACAATAGTGGGCAACAGCAGTATGAAAAATACTATGAAAACAAGCCTGTAGATCCTCCTATTGATATTAATAATTACATGAATACTGATGGCACTGTAAATACACAGGCTTATATTAATGCATATGGTAGTCTTTATCAGCAATTCTATGATGAATCTAAAAATAATGCATTAACTTTTAAAAGTTTGGTAAATCAATTAGATGGTAAAACACCAGGTGTCCCAATCATTTTGCCTCAACAATCAAGTACACCCTTGATAGATGAAATAGAAAAGACTTTATTACAAAACACTACAGTTACACAACAGGATTTAAATAACAATACATTACCTCCTGAATTTAAAATAATACCAGGTAAGGAAAAATTAAATGTAGATGAAGTTATGCAATCCATAGCTAACATTACACCTAGTAAAACCATAAGGGTAAATGATTACCAGTATTATAATACAGCAACAAACAAATTAGTAGATGTAGCTTCTGATAGTTTTACACCTATTAAACAATACTCTGATCAACAGATCTATATAGATAATATGGGTAGACTAAGGGACTCTAACACCCAAGAAGAAGTAGACCCAACTGCTAATTATAGCCCTGCTGAATTAGATGCATACAACCAAAGTATAGAAGATGGTGTTGATCCAATGCAAGCTATGTTAGATTTAGCTGGAACAAACACATTTGATGATACTATAGAGGATGTAGAATCAGCACAGTTAGATGTGATTAGGGAAAGAATAGGTACAACTGACTTAACCATAGTAACAGATATTGAATCAATTCAACCAATTGAGTTACCTACTGCATTTCAATACAATGGTGTAGAAGTCCCTAGCCTTCCTGAAAGTTCTAAATATGATAATAGTATATTAGCATCTGATTTTAAACCATTTAGGACTCAAGAGGAAATTGATGCCTCTGAGATTCCAACTGCTGGAAATTACACAGATATGTATGGTGATGCAGCAATACATTACGAACAACAAGCAGAACTAATAAGGAATGTAATTAAAAATGAAATTAATAAAGTTGATTACAATTATGCTAAAAACCCTGCTGAAGTAGGATTAGCAATAATGGCTCAATTACAACCATTAATAAATCAAGGTTTTGTTTCTGATGTTGATGATTATTATGTAGTTAAGTCTGCTTATGGAAGTGTTCAAAATGCAAACCATGATGCTCATAGTAGATCAGGTACATTGTATTATGGAGATGATGCAAGGAGATACACTGTTGATACTATTCCAGAGGGTGGGGAACATGTAAGAGGGAATGTTTATAGGAAATTTTATGATAATCATGTTCCATCTATAACATTTAAAGAATTATCTGACTTAATTATTTCTATGGGTAGAGAAGGTGAGAATGATTTTGGTGGATATGTAAATAGTAGCACAAACAATCCTGATGAATTAGCCTTAAAGACAGGTACAATAAACAATATTATATTTGATAATTACAATCAACAAATAGTAGAATCCTATGCAAATAGCTCATATGTAACAGATGTTGAAGATGGTCTAAGAAGACTCTATAAATATGGTAATATTTATGTTCAAGTATCTGACCCATATATTGGTAATCATACTCAGTCCCAAGAGGTAACAAAAGAATTTACCGGCAACAATAATGGACAATTAAATACTAGAATTTGGCAGGATGTTGATGTAAATCAATCAGATGATGGTCAATACATAACAAATACATTAAACTTTAATGGATTAAGTAGACCTGAAAATTTTGAACATCCATTATTAACAGAAATCAAAAGCAATTTTGCTGTAAATGTTCTTACTAATGATTTATTAAACTCAATATCTGAATTAGATAAAACAACTATAAAGCTACAGGGCAACATACAAGCTGCTGAAGCATCTAGAAATGAACTAGCACAATTAGCAGAAGAAAGAGGTCTATCAATTAATGCATTAGCTGAACAATTATCAGGCAAACAAGCAGAGATAGATCAAGCACAACAAAATGAATCTCAGGCACAAAGAGCAGCACAAGCTGCAGAGAGAGCAAAGGTAACAGCACAAAATAATTTATCTAGTAAGCAAGCAGAGTTGGAAAACATACAAGCACAACTTGATGCTGAATCAATGAATGCAAATTACAATGAAACTTTGGTTAATAGCTTAAGTAATCAAATACAACAAGCTACACAATTAAAAGTTGATGCACAGTCTCAACTAGAACTTGCTGAACAACAACTTGCTGGAATGGTAGGAGAGCAAACTGAACTCATGGGTATACTTGATTCTTTGCAGTCTGAAAAACTAGGGTTGCTATCAGAATTAGAAAATCAAAAAGGTGACAAAGCTGACCTTACAACAAGATTAGGTGCAAAAGAAACAGAAGTTCTTACATTAAAAGGTCAATTAAATACCAAACAATCAGAACTAGATGCTACAAAATTAGAAAAAGAAGCAAAGCAAACAGAGTTAGAAGGTGTAAATAAAACTTTAAGTGACCTTAGATTATTGTACAATGGCCAGATCTCACAATTAGAATTTAAACAAAACCAAATTAATACTGTTAATCAACAAAGAGATGCTATACAAGCAAAGTTTGATGAAGAAAATAGATTAAAAAATAAAGCTCAAGCAGACAGGGATGCTAAACAATTAGAGTTAAATGCTGCTAGGTTAGAACACACTGCTGCATTATTAAAAGCTACACAAGCACAACAAACAGCAGTTGCAAATGCAGAAGCTGCTGGCCAAACAGCAGTTGCAAATGCAGAAAAAAAAGCAGCAGAAGATCTTGCAGCTAAAGAGGAAGAGTTAGATGCACAATTTGCAGCAACCTTACAGGAACAGTTAGCAGCAGCTAGAGCTGATGAACAACTTATAGCAAGTGGAAATTTAGCAGCAAGAGAAACTGAATTAGAAGAACAATATAATGCTGATAAAGCAGCAGCCATTAAAGCAGAACAAGATAAGGCACAGTTAGCACTTGATGCAAAAATTTCTGAAATAAATGAAACAGCAGCTGCAACTTTAGCTGCATCTCAAGCAGAAGGTGCTGCAAACTTGGCAGCTTTACAAAAAGATTATGATGATCAAGGTGCACAATTTTTAGTAGACCAACAAGCAGCAGAGGAAGCATTTCAAAAAGAAAAAACAGAAGCAGAGGCATTAGCTAGGACTGCTGGCCAAGAAGACATAACAAGTTATTTTGTACCTAACTTTAGTTTTGAGGATTACTTTACTAATTACTTAGGTTGGGAAGCTTCAAAAGAAGCTAACTTCTATATCAATCCAAAGGATAGAAATAGTGCTGAAATTAATGCAGTAAGGGATGAATATCTTGCTGATTACAGAGCAGTGTTAGACACTGGCCCATTGTCTGAGCAACAAAAAGATAGGCTTGAAAAATATGTGTCGTACAGTTTAAGCAATAAAACAAGCAGAGATTCCTATGCAAAAAATGCAATTGAGTACAGTGCACAAAGAGATGCAGCTATAGCTGAAACCACAAGTGTAAGAACACAACTTACAGAAGAAAAAGCAGCAGAGATTGCAGCACTTACTACAAAATTTAATACAGATTTAAATAATGAATTGACTGCACAGGGTGTTACATTAGCTGCTGATAAGGCTAATGCATTAGCACAAGCAGAAGCAGCTCATAAAACTGCATTAGCTGCAGCTTTGGCTGGAGCTGAAACTGCATCAGAAGCAACTTTATTATCTAGACTTGCTGAACAAAGTGAAAGGCTTGGCAATGCACAACAGGCAGCATTGGATTCCCAAAAGGCTATATTAAATTTAGAGGCTCAAGAAAACCTTGAATTGTCTCAAGGAAGCTTAAGGCTAGAGCTTGAAGCCTTAGCTGCAGAACAATTAGCTAACACACAAAAAGATTATCAAACCCAGATAGACACATTAAACTCTAGCTTTGAAACAATAAGGAGTGGTTTGCAAAGTAGTATTGATACATATTCAGCTAATGAAACTATATATACAAATAATATTACTACACTTAACAATGACTTGAGTATAGCTACAACTAATTACAACAATAAAGTGCAACAATACAATGCACAGATAGAAGTAAATAATACTAAGCAAACAATTATAGAGTCCTTAGAGGGTCAAGTTGGGGTAATAAGTGCAGAGAATTTACAATACATTGAGGACATAGCACAGGCAAAAATTAAACATCAAAATGATCTTGATGGTGCATTTAATAATTACAACACACAGCTTTCTAATACACAAGGTCAGCTGTCTGCACAATACACAGAAGATTTAAAAACACAAAGAGATGAACTTGAAAGTCAAGCTGCTCAAAACTTAGCTGATGAACAAGATAGATTAGAAGAATTAAGACAAAGTGATTTAAATCAAGCTGCAATAGATGCAGAACAAGAATTACAAGACCAATTATCAAGTGCTAGGGCTGATGAACAATTGATAGCCTCTGGTAATTTAGCTGCAAGAGAAGCTGAGTTAGCAGAAGAGTTTGAGTCAAACTTAGCTGCAAAGCAAGCTGAAGCAGAAGCTAGTTATCAATCACAATTAGCTGCACAACAAGCAAGTAGTGCTACTACACTCACACAAGAACTTCTTTTATTGCAAACAAGATTGAATGATGAACATAAGGCAGCAATAGATAAGGTTAAATTAGATTTACAAGTAGAATACACTAGTAATATAGATGCACAAACTGTTGCTCACAATGATCAATTAACAACATTGAATCAAACTCATGAAGCAGCATTAGCTGCACAAGCAGCTAGATTGAATAATGAAAGGATACAAGCATTAGCAAGTGCAGAAACATTATCTACTAGTCAAATGCAAACTGTTTTATCTGAACATGCAATTGCTTTAACAAATGCTGAGACTGAAGCACAAAATAGATATGATGCAAAGTTAGAAGATGAATTAAATAGTGCTAATGCAAATTACCAAACAGCTTTAGATGCTGCACAAAAGGTATCAGATGATTATTTAAATAGTGAAACAGCTAGGTTAAATGGAATAAGGGATACTGAAGCAACAAGAATTTCTAATGAATATGAAGCACAAATTGATGCTAATACTCAGGAGTATAATGAAAGCTTAGAAACTCTTAACAATGAAAATTTAATTTTACAACAACAAGTAATAGAATTAACTCCTCCTCCTCCCATGTATTTAGGTGTTGAGGGAGAAGATTACAGGGTGATTGATGAAGAAGAAAGAGCATACCTTGATAATCTTAAGGAAGAAGGCTTAAGTGGTATAGCTAACAATGCATTAAATCTACCTAGTTTATACAACTATGAAGGCAATGTAGTGTATGATCCAGGTGGTTTTAATGATGAAGACTTGTGGGCTAGTGACCAAATACAAGAGTTGTATTACAATGGATTCCCACAAACTGAAGAAGAATTAGTGGCATTATTAAAAGCTAATCCAGATATATTTGGAGAAGTAAACACAGATGGTTCTTCTAAAGATGCTAAAGATGACTTAGTTCAAAAAATCAAAGATGGTATAATAGACACAGGATATGCTTTGCAAAGGATTTCTGGGGGTAAGGTAGGTAGTACATTACTTAATATAGTAGGAATATTTTTTGCAGGTGGTATCCCATTAGGAAGAATAACAAATGCATTAGGAGACATATTTGGGCCAGATACATCAATTGAATTAGCAGAAGTATTACAAAGACAAATAAATAATAGAAGAAATTTTTCAGATAATAATATTGTAGATTGGGATGATGTGTATAGATTGCATGCAGAAGACCTACCAACTTATTTCCCTGATGATTTAACAGACCCAAACCACCCACAAAATATGGCAGGACAAGTAATAGAATCAGATTTAACCACTGGAGGAGCAAATGTATCAGGGCCAGGGGGAACAAATGTAACAGGCACAACATCATATAGTGATGTAGATTTAGGAGATCCTACAGATTACCTTTATCAAATATTAAGAATAACTGAGGGGCCAGAAGTTGCTGAATCATTCAAGGGTAAGGGTATGTCTGATCCGGAAGGCTTTGGATTAATAGCTAAATACTTAGATCAAACTACAATTGATGCAGCCATTAGGTCTAATGCAATAGATGAGATAGCCTTATTTGGTACAGATGAACAAAGAGGTAGCATAGACATACAAGGAGAAGCAGCACAAAAGATACAAGATATAGCACAATCCTTAAGGGAAGACCAAGCATTATCTGACATTGAACTTATCAAGAAGTATGGTTCAGAAGCTGCTGAAGCTATAAAGGGGCTTGATCCAGAAAGATTAGAGCAACAAAGCATGCTCCAACTTCTTGCTAAAACTAGATTGAATGAAGCATTAGACTTTGACCCAGAGGTTTTACCACAAGAAAAACTTATTGGTGAAGCATCAACTAATTTATTACAAGATGTAAGAGGTGAATCAATGATTGAGAAAGCAGTTAAGACTGCAGCACTTGGTCAATTAGATGTATCTCTTACTCCTGAAGAAGCAGCTATAAGGGAGAGGTCATTAGATTATCTAAGTAATGCAGGTAAACTATCTGATTTAGAACAACAAGAAATCAAGGACAACATTAACACAGGTTTGATGTCAAGAGGTAGGATGGATTCAGACTATGGTCTTATGCAACAAATCTTGGGTAGAACAGAGGCTGAGTTAGATAGAGAAGATAGAGATATAACTATGGGTCTTGGTTTGTATGGTGAGTTTGACAACTTGTATGGTGGTAGATTAGCTAGAGGTGCAACATTAGGCACAGCTGGTGAGTCACTTACATCTGCAAGAATGAATGACAATAGAGCAAATGTTGCTGCTGGTACAGAATTAGTTGGACAATTGTATAACTTTGAAAACAATAGAATAGAACAGCAAAATGCCAAAGATACAATGGCTGCAAACTTGCAAGGAGAGTATGATAGACAAGCAGCAGCCATGACAGGTGATGTGTTTGGTATGTTGTTGAGTTCACTATCTACTAGTCCATATGGCACAACAGCTATATCCTCTGTGGGTGGTAACATAGAAGCACCAACTAACTTAACAAACCTTATAGGTATGGGATCACAAGATTATTCTAATCAACAAACATTTGATTCAACCATGCAGGGTTTAAATAATTTACAAACAGGTACCAGGGATTACATGAACTTCCTTACACAAGGGACAAGGGATTATCAAACATCCTCAAGCAGTGGCATTAATCCTCAAACACCAAGCATCAATAATAATTTCCAAGGGTTTGGTAGTTTAAATTTTGCTGACAAAGTTGGAGTCATTGATAGTAGCCTTAATAAAATTTCTGGTGGACTAACAGGTGACCCTAACACAAGTATTAATTTGGGTGGTTTTGGTACTCCAGGTGGACTAACAGGTGACCCTAACACAAGTATATTTGATTTCTTTAATTAATTTTATTATGGCTTTAACAAACTTAACTTCTGCACCTTCACAACAATTAGCAACACCTAGCTATGATGCCTTATTTCAAGGCACAGCTCAAGGTGAGGCTGCTAAAATGGCTGGTGCTAAATTTCAAGCAGACAGTATTAGGGAAGGTTTGCAAAATTTTGAAAAGAATCAGCAGTTATTATCCAAGCACATGGGTATATTCCAGGGTGCTATAACTACTAACCCAGAATTTAAATCAGCTATTGAGAACTTAGATCCAAAGTCTGATATGGGTAAAGCTGTACAAGAAGCTTCAAGGGGTAATGCTTCTCTTACTAGTATGTTAGCTCTATCCAACTTTGCTTCTGAGTATGGTGCAGGTGAATTAGCACAAACACAAATGGCACAAGCTGAACAAGTTACAAAAGGTTTAAAATTAGAAAACAATGCTGCACAACAAACAGAAAATGTTATTGATATGTTGGATAATTTAATAGGTACAGATGGTTTAATCAATCCAGCCAAAATATCACAAGCAGTAGATGATGCAAGGAAGTTGGGTAATGTACAAGATGGTTTTCTTACAGCATTAAATCAACAACTAGAGGTTTACAATAACATGGGTATGATTAAAAAACCTTTAGTAGAACCACAGATAACACCTGTATATGTAAACCCAGATGATAAAACAAGTGAATTAAAAGCTTATGTAGTATCAGATAATAATGGGAGACCTGTAACTACAATTGACATTACTAATGACCAAATTGATTATACAACTGAAGGACAGGTGAATGGGTTTTTAAGAACAATTGAGGCACTTAGTAAATTAACAGGCAGTGATGGAGAGCCTTTATATACTGGTGCTGAATTAGCAACTCTTAGAAAAAATGGCATTAATGACATAGTTCGCAAAGGTGATGCTAGTAGTAATAATGCTGTGGGACAAGCATACAACATAGTATTAAATCAGTTCAATCAAACACCATACATCAATGGTAAACCTAATCCAACTTTTTGGAATGAGGTAACAAGAATAATTAAGTTAAAACTTCAAGGTGTAAAGTTGTCTCCAGAAAAAGTTCAACAAACTATGGATCAATTTATTAATTCAATAATGGTTGAACAAGGCATTACAGATATAAATGAATTAGATAGAATACAAGCTAATGCTACAGACTCATTAATTAAAGCTCAAAGTTCTAATTCAGGTTGGGAGTAGTTATGATTAAACCTAAGTTTGATGCAAGTAAACCTTATGAAGATTTACCCAACAAGGGTGGATATGCAATAAGAACTCAAGGTGGATTTGAGTACAAAAAATTATTAGATACACCCTTAGAAGAACCTAAAGAAATAGAGGTAGAGGTAGTAGAAGATAGAACTAGACCTAATCCATTTGAATTGGATATGACTACTTATGATAAAGCTAGGCAAAACATAGATGCTATCTTAAATTATGAAGAGCCTAATCAACCAGGGCTAGGTGATTTTGCAGGTGCTTTGGCTATAGAAGCTGGTTACAATATGGCAGGTAGAGCTGGAGGCATGGGTCTTGGTATGCTTACTGGCCCAGCAGCACCTATTGCAGTACCAGTATTGGGCTTCATTGGTAATGGTGTTGGTGCATTTTATGGTAGTATGAAAGCACAAGAACATTTAGGTTTAGAAGTATCATATGGTAGAGCCCTGTTAGACACAGCTATATCCTATAATCCATTTGGAACAATGGCAAAGGGTGCTAAATATGCCACTAAATATGGTAAGAATTTAACAACTAAGACAGCACAGAAGCTTACTACTCAAAAAATTATAAGCAAAGGTTTTGAAAACCAAGTAAATACATTTGCACAAGCTACTGAAACTATAGCAAACAAAGCTTTAAGTAACCAAAACTTAGTTAGAATAGGTGGCAACATTGGCATTGGTGGTACATATGGATCTTTCCGGCAACTAGGTGAAGATGAAACTAGGATGGGTGCTATCTTCCAGGATGCATTATATAGTGGTGTACTTGGAGAATTGTTTAAAGGTGGTGGCAAGGTAGTTTCAAAATCTGCAGAGAAGGTAAAGAATTTAACTGTAAGAGAATTTGATGAAGCAATAAGAAGGGGTGACAAACATCCAACCATTATAAAAAATATTTTAGATGGTAACTTAACTAATAAAGATAGTGAGTTTGCTAAGAAATTATCTAGAGGCATCATGAGTTTAAAGACTCAATTTAGTGATCAATATGAATACATAAGATTACTATCTAAAGAAGGTGGGGGTAATGATTACTTTAGAAAGAATGGTGTACTGTCTAGCACAGGTGATCATGATAGACCATACCAGGCATTTAGGTTAGTTAGACCATTACAAGAAAGAAAAAAATCTATTATAAATAAAGAAGTTAATTTACTTAATGATGCAACAAAACAATTTTCATATAAGAATAGTGTATCCAATGATGATTTCAGGGAGGATGTATCTAACTTGTTGTATGCAAAACATTTACTTGATGTAAATAAAAATGTAAAAAGTAAGAAGGGTGAGTTTGCTTCAGGGACTAGTGATGAAAGGTTAAAATCAATAATAACAAACATTGAATCCAAGCCTTACTTCAAGGATGTTCAGAGAGTAGCTGTTGAAGTTAAGGGAGTATCTGACCAGATATTAAAACAAGCTGTTGAAACAGGTATGATAAGTAAGGCTGCAGCAAATAACCTTAGAAAAAAATATCCCAACTATGTGCCTACACATAGGGAAATTAAGATGGATGACATTCCTAATACTAAGAGAACATCATACCCTATTAATAAGAGTGCACCTGTTTCATTACAACAAAGGACTAAAAGTAAGCTAAAGCCAGGTAAAAGAAAATCTGTTTTTGATAATGTTAGAGATGCAAACATAGATATGATCATGAAAGGTGAAAAGAATGTAGCCATGAATGCATTAGCTAGATCTATGCAACTAAGTAAAGCTGGTCAATTGGGTGTGATAAAAACTGTGAAACTATATGACTCAAAAGGCAATAAGATAAAAGATCCATATAAATCTAATGGCATACCATTTAATAATTTTGGAAAAAATTTCCAAATAGAAGTAAAAGATCCATTATTATTGGACACACTAAGAGGTATGAGCATAGAAAAAGGTGCTGCTATGTTTAACTTTGCAGAGTTTATGACTACTACATTATCTAGTTTAAATAAATTTCAAGGTGCACAGCTTACAGGGTTAAGCCCTGACTTCCAGTTAGCTAATTTATTTAGGGATAGGGGTGAAGCATTCTTTCAAGCTATGTCTAAGATGAATACTAGGGAGGCAGCAAGCTTACTTAACCCCAAGGTTTTGGGTGAAGATATATTTGGTATCATTAGGGGCCGGATGCCAAATAAAAAAATGACAAAAATAGATTCTGAGTATTTGTTATTCCAAGATTCTGGTGGTGGTAATGTGTCTGGGTTACTCTCTTCATCACTTAATGATCTAAAGGGCACACTAGAAGGAATGAATTTTAATGCCAATAAAGTTGGGGGTAACTTTAACAAAAATGCAAGATCTGTTTTTAATGGTATATCTATGATCAATGATATATTTGAACAATCATCTAGGTTTGCTACATTTAGGGCAGCAAGAAAGTCTGGTATGACTGCCAAGGAATCAGCATTAGCAGCAAGAGATTCATCATTTGACCCACTACAAAGGGGTAGTAAGAGTAATCTTCTGAGTGCAGCTTATATGTTTGCTAATCCAGCTTTACAATCAACCAAAAATTTCTTTAGAAGAATGGATTTGACTCAGCCACAAAACAGAAAGGCTACTACTACTATGATGACTGGTTGGTTCTCATTAAACACAATGCAAAACCAATGGAATGATAATGTTATTGGTGAAAACTGGAGAGAAGAATTTAAAGCTTCATTACCTGATTCATATGCTGAGTATACACTAAACAATCACATTATATTTGCTAACCCATTTGTAGGTGAAGGTGAAACAAAAAGAAAATTTATTAAATTACCTGTGCCTTACTCACAAGTACCAGCAAAACTTATAACTGATGGTACATCTAGGTTATTATTTGATGAAAGATATAGGGAAAGTGGTGCTGCTTCTTTATTGTTTGGTAGAACTTTAGATTCAATATGGAGTAACATGAGCCCTGTTCCTAGAGGTTACATACCTACAGTTATGCATAATGCATTGGGTACAATGGGTGTATTTGTAGATGAAAATCAATTTGGACAAAAGATTAAAAGGTGGACACCACCAAGGTCAGAGTCAGGAGTACCATACACAAACAAAGAACTAAAACAAATAGCAACAGCAAAGGATATGGTGCCAGTAGGATTTGATGACAACATGTATGGGAGGTTTTTAATTAAAGCTACTGACTATGTGAACACTGTACTATCAGAGGATGAAGCTACATTAATGACACCTGAAACATTAAAGTTTGGTTTTGAATCTTACTTTCCTTTGCTTACTAAAACTACACCAAAAGTTCTAGGAGATTTAAGTGATCTATTTAATGCTATTAGTTATGGTAAAGTGGATACAATAGATGCAACAAAATTGACTGGCCTAAGAAGATTCTTTGGTGAGCTACCTATATCTAAAGCATCAGAGATACTAGATGTTCAAGCAAATAGCAAAGCAGATACAAAAGAGTTTTTCTTAGCATCCAATGATAATAAAAGAGATTTTAAATTCTTAACATCTGAGTATAGAAAATTGCAAAACAATCCTAAGACTGAAGAGAAAGATGTTATGTTGTTTAATCAAAAACTTTTAGAGATGACTGAAGGTAGACCTAAGTTGAATGACAAATTCTTAGAGTATGTACAGGAATATAAGATAGGTGTTGATACATTTGCAGAGTCTTCATTCAAAAGACTTAGTGCTGCAAAGAAAGCACAAAAATATGTTTCACATATTAAAACATTAACTGTTCCTGGTGACCCTAAACAAACACAACAAAACATTGGCAAATTTTTTGAAGCAATGTCTGAGCTAGGTGGTGGGCTAGATGCAAAAAATAACAATATGTTTAATGAGGATATACAAAAGTATATGAGAATCAAAATGGATTTAGAATCCAATCCAGCATTCCAAGAAATGTCTCCATCACAAAGGCAAGAGACAATAGGTGCTGCTTTTGATAGAGTAAAGTATTAGTAGGTGGTTGAAATAGGGAATGAAATAACCCCAACTAGCATCTTAATAGCCAGACTACCTACAAAGTATTTGAAACAAAGTCTCTTATCCTACAACAGGGTTTGATGAATTCAAAATCTCCATCAGCATAGCTCTGACCTGCTCTTTGTTTGGGCCGGCACCATCTTAATTTTGTAGCATGAAAATCATCTGTCTTAAGTGTGTACAGAAATGTTACAGAGTCAGCATCCCTTTCAAGTGATGCACTATCACCTAGATCTGATAGCCTTGGCTGCCTATCTTCTTTCTCTGACTCTCTATTTAATTGTGCTACTACTATAATTGGTATCTTTAATTGTCTAGCCAAAGACTTGAGTGACCTAGATATGCCTGAGATTTGCTCATCTCTTCTTATGCCTTCACCTTTCATTAGTTGTATGTAGTCTACAACCATAAGTTTCATATCAAATTTTCTTTTCCAGTACCTAGCTTTTGATGCAATCTTCTCAAAGGTATCTCCCCTTTCATCTATAAGTATATCTAGTTTAGATACTTTTTCTAATGCATCATTGAACTTATCTAAATTACTTTTGGTAGCTACCTTGTCATAGATTTGTTGCACTTGCACACCAGATAATGTTGAGCATATCTTCTCAATGAGTTCATCATCACCCATTTCCAAACTAAAAATACCTACAGCTTTGTCATCAAGTGCTGCTCTTAATGCTACATTCATAGCAAATGTTGTCTTACCTCTGCCTGGTCTAGCAGCAACAATACATATTTGTCCTGGCCCAAAGCCTCCTCTCTTCAAGGATTTATCATAGCTTTCTATACCAGTAGGTATGTACTCATTGGAATCATTGGAGTAAACATTTTCTTTTACCCTCTCTATAGTATCTACTATATTAAAGTCATCACTGTAGGATAGGTTGATCTTAGATACACTAGTTTCAAGTGATGCACAAAGTGTTTCTGAATCAACTGATTGGCTAACTGCAGATTCAATTGATAGCCTGCATGATCTAATAAGTTCTCTTAATTTAGATTTCTCTTTTACTTGTTGAGCAGCCCACCTACCTTTTACACCTGTTGTGCTTGTCTCTAATACTTGATAGATATAAGTGAGCCCACCTACAGTTCCTTCATCTCCATTAATTCTTAGCCTTTCAAGTAAGCTAATCTCATCTAAAGCTTCACCTTTAAGTGCAAGCTGTTTGATTGTAGCAAATAAAATCTTATGTGTTTCATAAAAAAAATCTTGCTCATGGACAATTTGTGATAGCTCATCAAACTTAGAGCCATCAGAAAAATGTAAACATGAAGCCAGAACAATTTGTTCTGACTCCATGCTACTAGGTAAATCAGAAGGGGATGTTGTCATTGACCACTTCTTTTTCCTGGGGTTTCTTTTCCTGCATTTCAGAGAACTTTACATTGTAGTAAACCTTACCATCTTTTGATTCAGCTTTCCACATTGCTAGTCTATACTCCTTGCCTTCAATGTTGCAAGGGCCGGATGCTATTGGATGTTTGTCAGACTTTGGGTCTGGATCAGGGAACACCCTACCTGTGTTTAGTTTTATTTCTGTTGTCATAGTAAATCTTGTTTTGGTTTGTCCTTACCATGGGTGTTGGTTGCATCTGGATCCTTAGTATCATCAATGGCAAACAAACCATTCAATGCATACTTTCTAGCATAGGAACTAGCTGAACCAGTTATCTGTGCTGCATCCATACCTTTTTTATCTTCTGCTTCTCTTGCATAAGCAGTTACAGATACATGTTCATCATTGCTATCAAGCAAGGTAGCTTGTGCCATTACATAGTGCCTTTCTCCAACTGCTTGGATTGTGTCACTTAAAACAAGAGAACAACCTATCTCTTTTAGGAGAGGTTTAGCTGACTCTTGGATGTCTTCAGCAGATCTATATCTATAGTTGCCGAACTTATTTAGCTGGCCCTTTGGGGCTTTTAAGTTCACCTGTAAAAAGTGTAACTTAGCTCTTATGTTTTGTTTTATTTCTTTTTCTTCCATAAAATTCTTTCTTTAAAAACTTAGAGTAAAGAACTACCCTTTGACTTAAGTTAGTGCAAGCATTTATTTCATTCATACTAAATCCTAACTGCACTAATGCAAACTCCTGGTCTCCTTTTTTTAATCTTTTAAACCTACTCATAAGTTGTTTACAACCAACAGGATGCAGGAAATCTGTCTTTGAATGCATGAGATAATTTGATATAGCAATCATTACATTACCTATATCTTCTCTCTTACCTTTGCACATACTATAATAAATGTTTTCTATCTTACCAATTAAAGTGTTAGCTTCCCTACAAATTACTCCTCTGATCATACCAGTTTTATGGTCATGGTCTACACAAAAATCCTTATAACTTTCACCTAGTATTGGGCATCCTTTAGGTTCATTTGAAATTCTCCAAGCCTGTAATTTATTTGCTGGTATATATTTCATTTGATTCTTTCAACACCTATCACCTTTAACTTTGCTCCTTTTTTATTAACAGAAATGTCACCAACTTTTGATGCCTTGTGTGTCACAAATTTAATTGCTTCCTTCTCTGTGTTTGCCCACTTGCTTACACATGATGTGTGCTCTGGTGGCATCTCTAAATTCTTATAGTAAATTACATATTGATTCATGTAAATTTTATTATCCGGCCTAAGTTAATATCTACCTCATAAAAATGTTCACCCTCTGGCATTGCTTGAGTAGATTTCTCAATTACTTTTGAGTTTTTAATTACATCTTCATGTAATCTTATGAACCTAGTAAGCCCATGATTCCATGTGAACACCAAGGTTGGCATGTCTTGGTTAAAAAACTTTCTCTTCCTGTGTGGTATATGTAAATATCTATATGGAAAATCACCATCATTATCCCACATGAATCTTCTCTCAACCTCAATGTAACAAAGGCCAGGAACAATTAGATCAACACCATAAATATTTGGATTGTCTTCTGCATCATAGCCATGCCTACCTACATAGTATTTGGTCACAGTTTTAGCTGGTGCATCAGCTTCCTCATGCAGCTTGGGGTCAAATTTTTTGTTGTTACTTATAATCATTCATTCATCCAATCCATGTAATAAATTTGCCTGAGTAATCTAAATCTCTTGATGCCCTTTCTTAACTGTGCCTTGCTCCAGTTCTTATGATAATGTTTCTGTGTTTCAGTACAAATGCACACACTAGTGATGGCCGGAAAGTAATTCAATTCAAATTCTTCCTTGATCCACATTGATTCAATAGCAAGTTGAGAACAATCTTTCTTCTCATAAAACTTACCACCTGAACCCTTAGTATCTCTGCATTTGTAATCAAATAGATGATACTTACCATCCCACATTGCAACTAAGTCAATGCTACCAGCACTTCTCTCTTTGTCAGAGACTGCTATCTTTTCACACTCAATAACCTCAATGTTATTGTCTTCTATAAAATCTAAGAAGGGCTCAACCCATCCATCCCAGGGTGTTTCATTTTCTTTTAACCCTTCATTAGTTATCCTATTGTTTAATACATCTTCAAGTCTACCATGCACAGCTGTGCCAAACTCATTTGATCTAATAGGCATACCATCAATGGGACTTGTTCGATACCCATACTTGATGTCCATGATTTGCCTGGATGTAGCTTCAGGGTGCTGCCTAGCTAAGTCACAAATTTTTTGAGGGATCCAGATGTTGTGTAAGTAATCCTCCATTTGTATGCCCAATATAGTAGTAACACTTGGGTATGCTTTTATTTTCTTAGCTTGGCTTGGGGTTCTAGCACTGGTAAGCTTGGGGCTACCACTACAATCATAAAAATGGCTCATAAATTACTTCATCTTTTTCTTAATCTTTTTCTTTGCTACTTTTTTAGATACTATTTTCATTGTTCTCATAACTCATCCATGTCCATGATGTATTGTGCTACATCTCTGACATCATCTCTCCTAGTTTCTTTAGAGTAAGGGTGATCACATATGAATTGGTCACTCCTGTATACATAAACATCATCATCTCCATACTCAAACTTGAGTCTGTTATCTATGATGAAGTTTAATATTGATTCATCAGTTCTAGGTGGTAACTCAACAGGATTCTTTATCATGTAATAGTCACCATCCAATAGGTTGGTCACATAACAATCCCTAAAGTCACCACTCCTTGATTGTTTCAACACAATCTTCTGATCATCTAATCCCTGGGCTGGCCCATCCGGGAATTGCCATAAGGCTAATTTATGTGGTGGATTTTTCATTTCACTATTTGTATTTGTAATTATTTTTATTTCATTGTCAAGGTTTGTATTGCAAGCAGCATCATACACATCATAAATATGTATAAGGATACAAACAAACCAAATATTATTGATCTCACTTGAAGATTTGATTGTACCAGTTGGAAGGTACTGGAATAAGAACCTTACTATCTTTACCTAAGTGATCAATAAGCTGATCAACAGAGATTAATATTTCTCTAGGTTTATTCTTACCACCCTTTGGTCTACCAAGTTTCTTAATAGGTGTCATTAATGTATTCATTTATTTCTCCTTCTATTTTTTGTTTATGTGCATAGGACATTGGATAGTCATGACTCTTTATGAATCTAATCTCTTCAATATCCCAATCATCTAGTTCTATTTCTTGCCAACTCTCTGATACTGATTGCTCTCCATGCATGCTAGTGCATTCACAGTTAGTAATGGTGTAGTTAGCATTTACTTTTATATCAATAAATTTATTGTGCTCAATTTCTAAGTCACAAAAATCTATGGTCTCATTGTGTTCTCCTGGTTCTCTCATTTTATTCCTTTCAATATTTGTGCTACTGTATCTACTTGCCACCCATCACCTAACAAACCAGCAGCTTGGTTTCTAGTGATTGGTAAGGTGTATCCAATGGGCACACCTTGGGCTCTCTCAAGTTCAATCCTAGACATGACCCTCAAGTCATTCTCTTTGGCCAGAGTATAATCCCTTTTGAGTTTGTCATGTGTAGCCTTGTCCCTGAAGATCACATTGCCAAACCCTACCTTGAAGAATCTTCTAGCAAGTTTGACTAGATCTGTATTAGGTCTTGAGTCACTTTCTAGTAGGCATGTGCCATACTTTCTAGGACTATATGGTGTTACTAGGCTAGGATTACCTTTCTCTATTATGCATGAGAAGTGAGGTGCAATCTTATGTTGCATCCACTCCTTCACATTATCAAGTGGTATGTTTGTCCAGTATAACCTTTTCCTATATACACCTGTTGCTATGTAACTATCAATGAAGATTGGCTCAACACCTACTTCCTTAGATATAATGTCTTGTTGGTCTTGCTTCATTCTCACATTTTCTAGCAACCAATACTTAGGTTGAAGTTTATTTCTCCAATGTAGCCATGTCCAAAAGAGCTTAGACTTGTCACCATCTAGTCCCTTTCTTGTATGTCTATTTGCTATACTGAAATTTTGACAAGGTGATCCACCCATGAATAGGTCAACCTTCCCTGGTTCTATGTCTTGCAATATAGTTTCCCCTAAATCTAACACACTACCTAGTTGTATAGTCCTGGGAAAGTTTTCTTGAGTCACCTTGATTGCATCTTTCTTTATCTCACTTGCAAGATAGGTGTCATAATGTAGGCCGGCTTTCTTTAAAGCTAGTTGACCACATGACATGCCATCAAAGAGACTTACTACTTTCATATTATTCATTATGTCCTTTCTAGTTTCACATCTGTATATCCTTTTTGCTTCCATTCCATCATTGCAATTTCAGCATCAATTAAATTTGTGTAGTGGTTGTCAATACCACCCACCCATACTATCCATTTTTTACTCATATCAATCTAGACCATCTATGAATTGGTGTACTAGTAGCACACCTCTCCTATCATAGCCTCCTATGTTCCAATCAAATATATTCTTTCTCTCTGGTGCACCATCTCCATTGTATGACTTACCATTCTTCCAATTATATATGGTTGTAGTTATAATATTCTCACCATCTACAAATTGCAGCCTCCATTCTGCATCTGTTTTGTAGCCATCTCCATCACTTGGTTTCCCAAATGCCTGAACAAGTCTATGGAAGTCACATCTTATGTGTCCCTGTAGACATGTGCCACTAGTCTCAATGTATGGACTAGCATGTACTTTTATATCTTCTTTTATCATAATCATTTTTATTTATTCTATTTTATTTTTTATTATTATTTAACCATGTCAAATACTTTATTCTCTATTTTCTCTAGAAATATACTTATCTTAGCTAGTTCCCATCTTTCTTCCCTGGATACTTTACCTCTTATTTTATTATTAATTATTTGTAGTCTTACAACTAGCTCACTTATCTCACCCTCAAGCACTAAGCCTTTGAGTTCTCTGAATTTTTCTTCTTCATTCATAATCTTTAATACCCTTCCTCATCTTCTTTTTTTCTATCCATATGTTGTTCATAGTCATACCCTGTTTGTACTTCAAGTATGTCATTGAGTGCTTCTATGTTATATCCATTGATGGCTGTAACTAGGGAAATTTCTTTCTCTGTTGCTATGCCCATCTCTAAGATGAACTCATGTATGTCATCTCTTTCTTTCTCATAGTTAGTATGTATTATTCTTTCTTCCATTTTATTTCTTTGGTTCCGGATTGGGTATTTTCTTTGCCCAATCTTGTATTTTCTTCATCATCATTTTTTCTATTTCTTTATTGTTCATATCTTATTGGGTTACTAGTTCATCTATATGTAAGAAGCCTGGCCCATTATCTTCAGGGTCTTGGCATATTACTAGTGTGTACTTTGGTTGATTTGGTTTGCTAATAGTGAAGGTAGGTCTTGCATCATACCCCTCCCCTATGATTCTGAAGTTGGATAATTTCCAACCATTGAGTTGTTTGTAGTGATTTTCCATAAATTCTATTTGCTTATTGTTATCAATTCTTCCCTGATTTCCATGATCTCATTCTCTACCTTTGATAGTCTTATCTTGTTATAGTATATCTCATTCTCTATTGTCATGGCTCTTTGTTCTAGTTCCCTTATTTTTTCTTCTAGCTTAGTATTGTGCACCTTTGCATCATCTAAGATTAGTTTCTTTCTTGCTTTTATTATTTCTTGTAGTGCCATAATTTTATTCTTTTCATTTTGTTAGTTGTCCTGGGCCGGATTTTTTTCCATGCTTGGTAAAATATATCTTTGATTTTCTTGAGCAGCATCTCTCTCTTGATGGCTCTTGTCATTTTTTTGAGTGTTGCTTTGTGCATATGATTTTTTTTATTAGGTTAAAAAGCATGGTGCATTAGCACCATACTTGAGATTTTACAAAAGCAATGTCATCTTTTTTTCTACCTATAAGCATTTCTAAACTTGCTTGCTTATGTGTTATGGGGTTTTCATTGATGATCATATTTTCATTATGCTCAACAATTCTTGCCTCTATGATTTCATTGCTAGATTTTTTTCTTGATGTGTCATTAATTATCCTAGATCTTTTGAAGCTTCTTCTAGGTTTTAAATTCCTAGTGAAAGCCCATTGAGGATTGCTATTCCAATTAAAGAAACATCTAGTTTTTTTACTAGTTTGTCTCATTTTTATTATTTGATTGTTAAAGAACTTTTAGCTAAGGCTTTCCTTAAGCTTGATAATAGTATCTTACATTTAATAACACATGTCAACTATTTATTTAAATTATTTAAAGTTTTTTTAACTTTATTTTGTCCAGGGTAGAAGGCCAGGACTAGTGCACAAATGTATACAAAAAATGTGAGCATGATATATTATAAAGACAAGAAGTCAACTATTTATTTTAGGCCAGAATTGGTCAGACTAGTGCACAAATGAGCACCATTAAGAATGTTCCATGTGGAACAATTGAAACCATTTTGAAACCATAAAAGCAATGTCAATGCATTGCACTTTCAAGAAATAAAAGGAAGGCTCAAAGTAGTGAACAAAAAAGTAGTGAACATATGAGCAGGGTGGGGGTGTATTTCATTTTCGGCCAGCTCTGCATAGTATATACATAAACCACCCCTTTAAAAAATGGAAAACTCAAGGGATTTTTCATGCATCTCTTATATATAACAAAGAA